GTTGCGCAGCATCGCCATCGACGGGCTCACCTCCGACGGCTACGCCTTCCAGGTCGAGACGGCGTTGCGCGCCTGGCGTGCGGGGTTCACCCTCGTCGAAGTGCCGATCACCTTCGTCGAACGGCGCGAGGGCGCGAGCAAGCTGTCGCGCCGCGTGGTCGCCGAGGCCGCCTGGCGGGTCCCCACCTGGGGAGTCGGGTCCGCGCTGTCGGGGCGCCGTCCCCGTGGCGTCCACCCCAGTTCGGTCGCCAACCCCCGGACCGGCGGCGCGTCACCGCCCCCGCCGCGGACCCGCTAGCCTCCGGCCCGCGCGCCGGGGCCCCGTCGTCCAGCGGCCTAGGATCCCACCCTTTCAAGGTGGTGACGCGGGTTCCCGATAGCGCATTTGGGTCACCAAGCACAGACAACCCGCCGGTATTTTTCGGCGGCACATCACGGCCCCGTCGTCCAGTGGTCCAGGATGCCTCCCTTTCAAGGAGGTGACGCCGGTTCGAACCCGGTCGGGGCTACGCATAGCGGCCCGTCCTCGCAGCCCGAGGGCGGGCCGCCTTGCTTGCCGCGCCGGCTCGTGTCGCAGCGGTACGGCACAGTTCCTCGGTCAATCGACGCGAGGAAGGCTTCATGGCCAACGCCGCAATCGACGATCCCGGTCGCGAGTGGAGGCGCCGCCGTCGCTCTCTGCGGCCCGACCGGTTCGGGCGGCATGAGGGCGAGCTGGCCGAGGTCGTCGCTCGCTGCACGGCAGCCGGCATCGAGTTGCGCACGGTCTCTTGACCACAACTGTAAGCCCGGTTTACAGTGACAGTTGTCCCGAGCAAACGAGCCACCGTGACTGTCCCGCCCGACCTCGAAGGTGAGCTCCGCGACGTTCGGCGCCGGCTCGAGGAGCACGAACGCGGGCGGGCCCGGTTGATCGGCCAACGCGACGAGCTAATCCGGCGTGCATCTGCTGCCGGGGGGTCGTTGCGCGAGGTCGCTGATCTTGTCGGGCTGTCGCACATGGCGGTGCGTGACGTGCTTCGGAGGGAATAGCCGTACGACGAGGTGTGCGTCGGCCCGGGCTTGGACCCCGAGCCGACGCGAAGCCACCAGCTACGAAGGAGCTGATGACCATGACCAACGCTACACACAACGCCGCTGTACCAGCGGCACTCATCGGTGAGGAAGATCTCGCCTTGTACGCCGACATGACGGCGAGAGGCGTCGGCGGAGTTCTCGCCGGCCTGTATGACGAGGTCGCCGAGGAAAAGACGATCGGCCACAGCATGGACGGCGGCGACGACATGGTGACGCACCTGGCACGCCTCGGGTGGGTCGCCGACCGTCTGCGGTGGCTGTCCGACCGTGAGGAGCGGGCATGGTCCGCGCTCGCACGTGCCACCGCTGACGACGATTCACTGGAGGCGGGATCGTGAGCCGGTCGGAGGACCTTCACGCTCAGCTCTCCGAAGCGCACCGCGCAGACGATCGCGATCACGGCACCGATGCCTGGCGGCAGCGGCGCCACGCCCGCCAGCGCGATCTTGTGCTGTCCGCGGCCGGTATCAGCATCGACGACCTGGACGAGGCCGCCCGCCGGTTCGTTGATCGGGCCGCGTCCTTCTGGGATGTGCCCGAGATCGTTGGCCTCGCGACGCTGCTCGTGGTGACGCGTGGACCCGTCGAGGCTGAACCTGGAAGTGTGGCCGGGCGGCCGCCATGCCTCCTCGCACGGCAGGAGGCGCTGCTGGCAGCCCTGACCGACCAGCAACTCACCGACCTCGCCGGAGCAACGCACGTCCTCGGTGCCGCGCTCGACGAGGATCAGCAGAGGGTGCTGGGCTACACCCTCGGCATATTGATCGCCTGCGAGAGGTCCCGTCGGCGTCAGCTTGTCGACAACGCTCGGGTCGCGGTCGACGCCAACGGGCACGAGGTCAGCGTCGGCTACGACGAGGTGGCTGGCGACCGCGGAGAGGGATGGTCCGCGTACTGCTCCTGTGACACCGATCTGCATGCCAGGAGCGAGGAGCCGCCTTACGTGTCCGAGACCTCGGCTCGCCGGATCGCTGGTGCACATGCCGCCGATCATGGTGGCCGGTGGGCCGATCACTGATAGAGCAACGGCCACCGGAGCTGAGTCGAACCCATCCCGACCTACGAACGTGCGCCGGACCGGAATGCCGGCGGCGCCGGGGCGAGGCACCAGCACAGGAGAAGACCATGAGCAACGCTACAACCCTGGTCGGACATCCCGACGACGAGCCGCCTCGGCGGCGGTGGCTGCAAGCCGTGACGGACGCGCCGGGTCCGACGTCGAAGGCGCTGTACGCGCCGTTCGCCGGCTACCTGGAAGGGATCGGGCTGGCCGACCGGACCGTTGGCATCTACACCGGTCACCTGCGACGCGCTGACACCTGGCTGCGGGAGCGCGCCGGGGTTCCGATCGAGGCGGCCACGCCAGCTCAGGTGCGAACGTGGGCCGACTCGTTGCCGAACTCGTGGTCGACTCGTCGGCAGGCGCGAACGATGCTGCACCACTGGCAGACCTGGACCAACCATCCGCTCGACCTGTCGGCTGCGGTGCGGGTGCCACGCAAGCCCAAGATGCAGTCGAGGGCGCTCGACGACCGTGAGGCGGCCCTGCTCGAGCAGGCTGCACACCGTGCTGGCCGGCGAGGGCTGGCGGTCCTGCTCGGCCTGTACCTGGGGATGCGCTGCTCGGAGATCGCGGCTGCGAGCTGGACCGGCTACGACGGTGCGCACTGGTCGTGGCAGCGGGCCAAGACCGGTGATCTGGCCCGGCTGCCCGTGCATCCGCGTCTGCAGGCGGCGGTCGACCAGACCGAGCGGTGGGGGCCGTACCTGTTCCCGTCGAACACCCACGATCCGGCCCGGGCCCCGCACGTCGCGCCGCAGACGATCTGGGACTGGATCGTGAAGATCGGCGAGGCGGCGGGCGTCGGGCACGTGAGCACGCACCAGCTTCGGCACACCTCGATCACGCGTGTGGTGGACAGCATGGGCATCCGCGTCGGGCAGGAGTGGGCTGGGCACCGTGATCCGCAGGTCACCGCCGGCTACTCGCGGGTGACGCAGCAGAGGCTCCATCAGGCCATGCAGACGCTGGCCTGGCCCGGCGACCTCCACGACGAGCACGGCACGGCCGCGGGCGCGGCCGCCAACGATTTCGTGGGCGAGGCCGGTCACGCGGCCGATGAGGGCTCGCCATGACCGGCCGGGCACCGACAGGCTGGTTTGAGAGGCAGGCCGCCGAGGCGCTCACACGGCTCAGCGACGACGAACTGGCGGCCGCGCAGGACGCGCTCGACCGCACGATCTACGACCTCGACGTCGAGGGACACCAGGCGGCCGCGGAGTGCCTGATCGTGATCGGCCGGCAGCTCGCCGACGAAGGGCTGAAGCGTGAGGAGTACGCCGACGACGCCAGGATCGAGATCGACCACGACGGGCACAGCATCTACGTGGACCGCGACGTCGCCGGGTGGATGGTCCTGTGCCTGTGCACCGCCGCGGGGCCGTTGCCGCCCGGGTACATGGCCACGCGAGACGAGGCCGTCACGGTCGCACGCCGCCACGCGGCCGATACCGGCGGCCAGCTCAATGTCGAGCCGTGATGCGGTGGCGCGTCTACGTTGCACCGACAGGGGCAAAAGGGGCTCAGTGGACTCGACGGCGTTGGCAGCCTGGACAGGCGCAGCCAGTGGCGTCCTGGCGCTCGGCTGGCAGGTCATCGATCGGTTCGCGTCTCGGCGGCCTCGACTGCGGCTCCACGGTGTGGACGTCTCGCAGGGTGTGATCGGTGCTATCGACCGGATGCCGATCACCGCCGAGACGTTCGAGGTTCAGGTCGTGAACCGCGGGACCGTGACCGTCACCGTTGACCGAGTCTCGGTCGAGCGCCCTCTGCCGGTTCGAGCGCGGTTCGTGGAGATGTGGCACGACGGCGAGGGGCACGTTGTCCTGCAGGATGGGGAGGCGGCCCGCTACAGGGTCGCGATGGACGCACTCGAGGACGATGAGGTCGACCGAATGAAGCCCATCAAGGTTCACGTGCACCTGGCGTCAGGCGACGTGTTCGTGTCGACCTCGTTCGCGCTGCGCTGGTCGATGGCTGAAGGCCCACCGCGACCGGAGTTGCAGCGGGTGCGGAATCGTTGATCCGCCGTGTCCTTCTACGTGGTGGTGACCGTCGCGAGGGCGACGGCCAGCGTGCCAACGGCACATAGCGTGGTGAGGATCGTGAGCCACAGGGTCACTCTGCCCGAGCGCTGAGTCGCACGCATGTCGGTCGCGATTGCTTCGAGATGGTCGACGGCAACGCCGAGCTGTTCGCTGGTCCTGCCAAGCCGGTTGGCTACGTCTGCGGTGCTCTCGGCCGTACGTCGGGTGTTGACGTTGAGCTCGTTGACCGGAGTGGCGCCGCGGACAGCGTTCATCCGGTCGATCTGACGAGCCCTGCTGACGTCGGGCTCGCGGTTCTGACCTGTCGGCATCCGGGGCCCTTTCGCGTCTGATGCGGCGATCGGCCCGTGGAGCCGACCGCGGTGTTGGGGAGCACGGTCCGGGCCGCGCCGTCGGTTCGAGTCAGGCCGGGTCCATCTCGCTTTCGGCGTCGCTCTCGTCCGCGCTTGGCGCCGCGCCATCGAGGTGGTCGCGAAGGCTGGCCACCCGGCTCGGCAGAAGAAGTAGGTACTCAACGAATGCCTCGACCAGCGCGAGTAGTTCGTTGGCCAGCGGTTCGTCGGCGAGGATCTCCGTGTCGAAGTGGGCGCCGACGTTGCCGCCCTGCCTGACGGTGTGTGCAGTGTCCATCAGGGGCCTGGTCAAGTCCACGGTGCTGGCCAGCTTCTCGATGAGCTGTTGCAGCCTGTCGGACGTTGTCGCACCACGGTCTTTGAGTAGATGCTTGACCAGCCCCTCAAGCGTGCGGCGTGCCTCGGAGACGGCGGCGCTCCAACGCCCGTCGCGCAGGCTGCCGGCGGCGTCGGTGTACGCCTGGCGAAGCGCCGGATGCAGGACCCCAAGTGCGTCGGCGACTGCTTCGTTCGTGGCGTGAAGTGCCTCTGGTGACGGGTGTGCCCACAGCCAGTTGCGCGACTTCGTCGACGGCTGCTTGACCGTGTAGAAGTGCACCGATCCGCCGCAGCCGCCGCAATGGGCTTGACGGGGCGCCTTGAGGATGTCCTCCTTCGAGATCGGTGGGTCGAACTGAAACCATGCGGCACGACCGCAGCGGGGACACTGGGCGCCGAGACGGTCGAATCCGACGATCGCGCCCGTTGTCGTCACGGTGGCGCCGGGCAGCTGGTAGTCGGAAACTCGATACACCGTCTCATCCCACTTCGTCGCGCGATGCAGGAGCGTAGGTGCCAAGCGCGACGTCGGCGGCGATAGCGAGTTCCAAGCAACCTCACTGCTGTATGGACCACGGTGCACGGAGCGCCGTCGTAACGGGTTGATTGGTGTTCCGGTCTACAGCGAGCTGACTGCGAGGCTCACAGGGCCGCTGAATGCGCCGACGAACCGCGGCGTCGGCGGCGCCAGCGGCCGTAGCAGGTGGTGCAGAGGCCGTGAGCAACGGCAGGCCGCTCCGGATGCTGGCCGCAATGGACCGGGGCTCTGGGTGACGGTGCGCGTCGGCGGCTGGCGAAGTTCTCGCCGCCCCAGACGCCATCGCTGACGTCGTGCTCGTGTGCGTAGGCGAGACAGTCGGTACGGACCGGGCAGCCGTGGCACACGGCAGCCGCGGCCGACGGGCCGGACCCTCGGCCCTCGGGGAAGAACAGGGCCGGATCCTCGGCGCGGCACGCGGCCTCACGCATCCATGGCGGCGCGGGTGGCAGCGGGTCGACGTCACCGCCGACGTCGCGCATCAGCCACGTGGCCAGGGCGTGGTCGGGGTCGGGGACGAGTGCTGTTCGCACCGCTGGCGTCATCGACGGTCGGAGGCGGCGAGGGCGGCCGCGTGCCGCTTGGCAGCCTGCAGGGATTCGGTAGCGGCTTCGATGCTGCCGCGATCGAGCAGGTCCGTGCAGTGTTCGAACCGGGCCAGGACGCGACGGGCCGGTGCGTCGGCCGTCGTCGCAAGTTGGGCGATCCTGGTGCGGACCGGGGAGAGATCCGTTGGGATGTCGTGACGCCGGCGCACGATGGCCTCGCTCAGCTCCGCGAACAGAGTGCGTGGCCGCGGCGGGGCGGTTGGGGTCAGCGCGGTGGCGTGGGTTGTGTCGCCCACCTCGAGTGCGGCCACCGCAGCCTCCAAAGAGGTGATGACCATGGCCACCGCGACGGTGGGTACGGGAAGGATGGCGTCGTAGCCGGTTTCGGCGGCTGGCAGCTCGTCGACGCGACGGCGGAGCATCCGGATCTGGCTGGCGACGTCATCGCCGTCCGCTGCGGCCCGGGCGGTGTCGTGGACCTGGTCGCGGAGGGCCATGAGCCACTGTAGATCGCTCATAGGGTGGCTCGTTGTCGGGTGTCCGGCGCTGGCGGCCGAATCTGCGGCGTGCTCGCGCCGCGGTGCGGGGCGTAGACGCTGCAGCAGTCAGCGAACCGATTGCCCCAGCCGCAGGAGCATGGGGCGTCCGCGTCGAGGCAGCAGTCGACCAGGCGGCGGCCACTGTCGCAGTAGGGGCAAGGCGATAGCTGGGCGAGCGGGTGGTCGTGTTCGAGCAGGCAGCGGCGAAACCCCTCGTGGGTGGGGTCGTCCACATCCTGATCGAAGGTGTGGATGATGCTCGAGCGCGTGCCCTCGCGGGTGAGGGTGGTCAGCCGCAGTTGTCCGCCGACCAGGTGAGTGATGCCGCCGCCCGGGACCACCCGGTCGTCGCGGGCACGGCAGGCGACGTCGATCCACTCGTCGACGCTCTCGGGCCGCGTGAATCGGGCCTGGCGCATCCACTCGGGAAGGCGCTCGTCGTACTGGTCACGGCCGACCACTCGGGGGTCGCCGCGGGTCGCATCCTTCAGGGCCCGCTCGAAGACCGATGGGCGCAGACCGAAGTGTGCGGGCACGAACAGGGGCTGTTTGAGGTCGATCCTCTTGAAGCCCAGGTCGGACAGGTAGCCGTACGCCTTGAAGCGCTGGTGCTGGTGCGAGTAGCCGACGTGCACCACCCCCGCGGTGAGCGTGGAGTCGGTGGCGGCGATGCCGTGCTCTTTGCCGAAGTAGTCGGTCAGCACCTGATGGATCGGCCTCAGCTCGGGTTCGGCCAGGCGTGTGAACTCATCGAAGGTGCTGGCCTGAAGCGAGAGCTCGCCGGCACGTGGCCACCACAGATCGTGGAACAGGTTCTGCGCGTAGCGGACGACCACGACCGGTACGTGGTCGAGGATGAGTTGCTTGTCCATCTCGGAAACGGCGGCGAGGTTCAGCTGGTAGCACAGCGTGTCGGTCGCAATCTCGGCCGAGTCCCGGCTCACCGCGACGCCTATGAGGGTCATTGTCACGCCACCTTGCGTGGTTGGCGACGGACCCCGGCCCCGGTTCCCAACTTCACGCCGGCGAGCTGGGCCCGGACGTTGACGTAGTGGGTGCCCGAGACCATGTCGTGCAGTTGCTGGGCGAAGTGGTTGAAGTCGGTGGCCTCGACGACGGTCGCGACCGATGCTCGGTAGTCGCCTTCGAACTCCTCGAGTTCGCCGCGCAGGTCGGCGACACGGCCCTTGATCTGGTCGGCCTGCTCGGCGGTGATCCGGCCCGATTCGACCCACGAGTCGATCTTGGCTTCGAACTCGTCGAACGACGCCCCGCCGGTCAGCGCCTCGTGCTCGAGGTTGCCCAGCGCCTCGGACAGGTCCCAGGCCGCTTCGGCACGGTCGGACGCGGTGGCCTTGCCGTCCTGCATCACCTTGTCGTAGTCGGTCTGGGCGGACTCGACGCCGCGAAGGGCACGTTCGAGCGCGAACACCGGGTCGCGGGCGGCGCGCTGCTCGTCGGCCCACTCGCGCATCATGGCCACGTACAGCGAGATCCCCTCGGCCGCTGAACGGGCTTCGGCGGCGGTCTCCTCGAACTCGCCTGCAGCCTCGGCGCTGGCGGCCGCGCCCTCACGGGCGGCGTCGGCGGCCTCCTGGTGCTGCATGGCAAGGCGAGCCAGCGCCGGGTCGACGCCCGAGTCGATCGCGTGCTGGAGGTCGAGGAACCGGTTCTCGTTCTCGGCGGTCTGCACGGCCGCAGCGCGGGCGGCCGCTTCCTCCTCCTCGAAGATGTCGCGGAGACGCCGAATGCCGTCGAGGAGCTGCTCCGCGGTGGACTTCGCACCTTCGGCGGTGCCGCCCCAGTTGACGTGCCCTTCGGCAGCCCGGGTCAACGACGACTCGAGGTTCTCGAACGCGTCGTTCTCGTCGGTGAGCGCGTCGACGACCGTGCGGCTGGAGATCCCGAGCCGCTCGGCCATCGAGATCAGGTCGTCGTCGGCGGCCAACTTGAGCACGGCAGCGCGCGTGCTCTTGGTCAGTGCCCCGGTCTCGACGTCCAGCGACGCGGCGAACTCCTGACCGATACGGGTGGCTTCGGCCTTCGAGCGTCCGTACGCGCCGAGCGCGATGGTGCCGGCGCCCAGCGCGGCGGTGAGCGCGATTCCGAGCGGGCCGAGCATCGCACCGCGGGCCGCTCTCATGAGCGCGATGGTGCGGGGCAGGCGGGCGTTGAGGATCTTGACGGCGTCACCGAAGGCAACGATGCGGGGTGCGGCGAGGAAGGCAGCGCCGGCGAGGAGCGAGGTGCCGCCGGCGAGTGCGCCCACGCCGACGCCGGCAGCCACGACGGGGCCGGGGAGTGCGGCCGCCCCGGCGGCCAGCGAGGCGAACTGGTCAGCGCCGAACGCGATGGCCGGGGACACCTGCGAACCCATGGTGATCGCGAGGCCCTCGGCGGCGGAGCGGGCGCGGGTGAGGGACCCCTGCAGCCCTTCCATCTGGATGCCTGCGATCCGTTCGGCGGTGCCGCCGGAGTTCTCCAGCTCGTTGGTCAGGGAACGCAGTGCCGCGGAGCCCTGGTCGACGAGCGCGCCCATGGCCGGTCCGGCACGCTGACCGAAGATCAGCATCATGTCGGCGGTGGATGCGCCGGACTGTTCGAGTTGGCCGATCAGTTCGTGCAGCGGGCGGAGGTTGCCTTCCGCGTTCATCGTCTCGATGCCGAGTTCGGCGAGGCGGTCGGCGACCTGCTTGGTCGGGTTGAGCAGGCGGGTGATCGCGCCGCGCAGCGAGGTGCCGGCCATGCCTGCCTGGATGCCGGCGTTACCCATCATGCCGAGGGCGGCTGCGGTCTCTTCGAACGCGATCCCGGCGCCCTTGGCGACCGGGCCGGCGAACTTGAACGCCTCGCCGAGCTGGCCGAGGTCGGTGTTGGCCGACGTGAAGCTCTTGGTGAGGACATCGACGGCGCCGCCGAGGTCGTCGACCGCGATGCCGTAGCCGGTCATCACGTTCGAGACGATGTCGGCCGACCGGGCCAGGTCGAGGTTCGCGGACGCCGCCAGCGTGAGCGTGGCGGGCATCGCGCCCATGATCTCGTTGGCCTGGAATCCGGCCATGGCCAGGAAGCCCATGGCGTCGGCGGCCTGCGACGCCGTGAACTGGGTGGTACGGCCGAGCTCGCGAGCCTGCTGCTCGAGCTCGGCGAACTGCTGGCCGGTCGCGCCCGAGACCGCACGGACCCGGTTCATCGACTTCTCGAAGTTGCCCGCCACCATCGCGGCCGCGCCGAGCCCGCCGACCAGCGCCAGCCCCATGCCGGTCGCGGCGCGGCCGACCGTCTCCATCTCGGCACGGTTGTTGCGTGCCGCGTTGGCCACCTCGCCCTTCATCGTGGCCACGTCGCGGCGCATGGCCGTGACACCGGTCGCGACGTAGCGGGTGACGAACTCGACCGAGACGGTCCGATCAGCCATCGGAGCACCGCCCGCTCAGCACGGCCGCGGCCGCCAGGTCGTCTCGGGTGGCAGCGCGGTGGGCCTCGACCTGCAGCGCAGCGAGCACCGGCGACGGACCGGCGTACGGTGCGACCTCGGATGCCGGCGCCGACAGGCGACGGCCGTGGCGGTCGATGACCGTTACGCGACCGCGACCGCCGCTGCCGGCCACGGCCAGCACGACACGGCCACGGAAGACGTGGGCGTCGGGGACGATGCCGCTATGCGGTTCGCGCCCTGGGGAAGATCCCGCTGGACCGTTGCTGGTCGCCATGGGCTTCTCGCGAAGTGGTCAGCCCATGGCGGGCGGGTTGGCCTTCGGTCCCTTGTCGGGACTCACGGCGGGAAGGTGCTACAGGCTCGAACATACCTTCGGGCTGTGACGTGCCCAAGGAGGCCGTGCGCACGTCGGCCGGCCGTTGCGCTCGGCCAAGCGGCGGCGTGTCTGGAGGAGGTCGACGCCACCGCGGCACGCAGTCGGGCAGGGGGTCGCCCAGCAGCCGATGGGCGACCTGCCATTCGATCCGCGCGTGCTTCCATCGGGCCCAGGCCAGCGCCTGCAGCGCCGCGGGGTCACCGGCGACGCGCTCTTCCGGTGTCGTCCACTCCTCGATCCAGCAACGGACAAGGCGCTCGGGCACCCACACGGTTTCTGCGACGAACGGCCTGGTCGTCGTCATGCGTCGGCCAGCCAGGTGGGTCGTCCCGGAGGCGGGAGGTGCGGGACGGCGCGGCCCTGGGCGCGCTGCGCCTGAGCCCAGCGTCCCCGGATCTCACGGAACCGACGCCGCGCCACCATGCGCGGATCGTCATGGTCGACGCAGCCGGGCGGCGGGCACGGTCGGCCGCAGTTCGGTGCGAACTCTTTCTCTTCGAGCCAGTCCTCGACGAAGCACCGGAGCAGGACATCAGGCACGGCAGCCAGGTCAGCCGTCGCGGAATGCTCCTGCTCGCGCCGGTTCATGAAGCACCGCCGTCCATGAGGTAGAGGCCCCGAGCGGCGCCCCGCCGTTGAGGACGTCCGTCCGCCGCGGCGTCGGATGCGCGGCTCGCGTTGCCGTTGGATGCGGCGGCGGGGCGCTGCTCCGGCCGTGCCACGCCGGTGGCAGGCTGGGCCTCATCGTGAGCCTGCAGGCCGACCGGCAGCCGGAGCGAGGCGAGCAGACGGGCGAGCGCGAGCCGAAGCTGACGTGCCTCGATGACGGCGGGATGGACCTTGACGGTCCCTTGGCCGTCCGCGGTCAACAGGCCGTGACGCTTGACGATCTCGTCGAGCCCATCGAGGGTGGACTGGGAGCGGCAGGCTTCGCGCAGCAGTGAGAGCTCATGATCCTTGAGGTCCAGCTTCTCGAGGTCGATGACGCTCCACCACAGGTCTTCGGCAGCTGGGCTGAGCCCTGCGGGGGGCTGGGGCAGGGTGGGGTCACGGGTCACCGAATGGGTGGCGCAACGCGACCCGCCCGCCTTCGGCAGAGCCCTGCAAGCGCGCCCAGAAGCGGTCGGAGCACCACATCGGGGCCGGTTCGAGCCGCTCATGCGGCCTGTCCTACCCCGGAAATCCGGATCATTTCAGGGGTCACGCACCGCGAGCCGCTGCTCCCTCCGGTCCAGAGGGAGAGGGGGCGGGGGGTCCCCCCCGTGGTCCCCGCGGGTCGCTCAGCGGCGCAGAGGCCGTCGATTTGAGCCGCTGACTCGTCGTGCGCCGCGACGTCAGCGAGCGTCGCGCAGGTGGGCGCTGGCTCCATAGCGTGGCGCGTGACGGGTGGAGGTGGTGTGTCCGGCAGCCGGTGAGCACGGCACCGGCTGCCGGGGCGGACGGCGGCGGACGGCTGCGTCGGACCAGCCACCGCCCTCCGCACGATGGAACGCGATCGCGGTCGAGCGGCAGCGTGAACGTCGACCGTTGGGCGGGTGAGGGCCACGGCGGTGACGGTGGCGCATACAGCGGCGTCGTCGTCCAGCCGCACGCGCTGCGGCGCGAGGACGTCGGACGGCGCGAGGACGGCCGCTCCGTCCATAGGTTGTCGCGCCACGACCAGGCGAAGACCGGCGGGCCCCGGCAGGGCTGCACCACGGTCATGGCGACTACCAAGACGAAGAGCTGACAGCCACATCCTCGACGAAGCGAGACGAGCCCGCAGCCGGGCGGCGGTGGTGGACCAGGCCGACGGCGGCGTGGCGACCGCGCCCGGTGTCCACGCCGAACACGAGCACGCGCCGCGACGTCGTCGGCTCAGCAGGCCCGACGAGCCCTGCGGCGCTGCCATTGTCATGGTGATGGAGGCGCGCCCGCCGACGGGCGACCGCGAGCCGCGGACAAGGACACGGCAGCGGCCGCCCGCCGACGGTGCCCAGCGACCGGGCGCCGACGGTGGCTGGACGCCGGTGAGCCGCTCGCGCCCATGGCGGGCTTGAGCCGGTGCACCGGCAGCACGTGCTGACGGCGGCGGGGGTGTGCCCGCGGCGGTCGCACGTACCGGGTTGACCGACGCGCAGCCGACGAGCACGGCGGCGCCGTGGTCATCGTGCGTGTCGGTCGTGACGTGGGTCATGCGTGGCGCACCAGCTCGGTGCGTGTGGTTGCCGAGCGCTCGGCCTGCTCGATCTCGAGCCGTCGGACCGTTCGCTCGGCGTCGTCGATCGCACTGGTGCGCTGGCGTGCAGCGTCGGCGCGAGCGATGGCGAGGAGTTCGTGGGCGCGATCCTCGGCCTCGTGGGGCTTGAGCGTGGCGTTCTCGGCACGGATCGCCTCACCGATCGCGCTGGCCACGGGCAGTCCGCTCGGGATTTCCGGGTCAGCGACCTTGGCGTTGGCGAGTTCGGTCTCGGCAAGCGCACGGTCATGGTGGTCGGCGATGGGCCGCCAGATCGAGCGGACGAGCACCTTGTGGCTGTGGTCCTTGACCCGTGCCGCCATGGTCGCCAGCCGGCGGGCGTCCTCCCACGAAACCTCGGACGGGTCGGTCGGCAGCCGCTGCAGCCAGATGAGGTCGGCCTCGCTGAGTTCCTCACCGACGCCGGCCGCCGGCGATGCGTGAGCAGGGTGGCGGTAGATCGTGCGGGCGGCGGGCATCACTTCCTGAGCCTGGAGGCCGTCGAGGAGCCGCCGCTGCGCCGTCTCGAGTCGATAGTTCCGACGTAGGGCCTCGACCATCCCCTTGCGCTTCGCGGTCGGCGGCATCATCGCCACCTCGACAAGCTGGCGCGGCGTGATGCTCGGCTTCCGGCTGCTGGGGTTCATGGTTGCCATGCGTTGTGCTCCCTGTCTTGACGTGCCGGGCCGGGCCCGGCGGGACGGTGAGGCAGCTCGGTTCAGCTGTCGGTGGGGCGCGGACGTGCAGGCACGATCGGGCGCGGTGGCGCCTGGGCGTGCGGGTTGAGGCCGAGACGGCGCCGCGCTTCCTTGCGTTCTTCGGCAGTCCCGTGGGTGGCGCGGTACATGAGCCGTCCGCGGTCGACGGACGGTGCTGGCTGGGACTTGTCTGCCATGGTGGCTCCGGTCAGAAGTTCGAGCGGCTCGGGCTCAAGTTGATGTGGCGGGGCACGTACCCCTCGGGCAGGTCCGACGGCTGATGGGTCTCGCGCTCGTAGGTCACGCTCTGCTCGAGGCGGTGCAGCTCGGGCTCTGGCGGTGCCGGCCGCGCAGCCTCGGCCGCCGCGCTCCGTTCCGCGAGCGCCTGGCCGATCTTGTCCTTCGCGAGTTCCCAGCAGTGGGCGCCCATCAGACGGACCGCCCACCGCGGTGGCCGCTCGCCCTCGTCGAGTTCCACCGTCTCGCCGACACGAGGACCGTGGACCGTGATGTGTCGCGCCACCGGACGAGGGCGCGCACGCAGCCCCTCGCCCGAAGCGGGTCGCACACCAGTGAGCGCCTCGATGCGCCCCTCCAGCCGCTCGACCTGGACCAGAGCGAGATTTGCGGCCTCGGTGGCGTCGCGGCCGGCGAAGTCGGCCGCGACGTACTCCCGCTGGAGTTCGGCGGCCGTGGCGGCCGCCCGTTCGCGTTCCTTCGATGCGGGCGGGGCCAGCCGCGCAGCCTCGGACGCGGACCGCCAGCTCGACCCTGCGATCCGGAACCGCTCGCGCACGGCCTGCTCATCGGCGACGAGCGTCTCGGCGGACAGCCACGCAAGCTCGAGTTCGGCGGTCGCCAGGTCGGCCTCAGCAGCGAGGATCTGCTCGTCGATGACCGCGATGCGGTTCTCCACCGCGAAGAACGCCGCTTGGTCCTCGGCCACCAGCGCCTCACGCCGGCGTCGCGGCAGATCAGCTCGCTCCTCGATGAGCGCGTCGACCTGCGCACGCGCCTCAGCCGCGGCGGCGGTGTACTGCTCACGGTCGCTCATCGGGCATCTCCTACGGCGACATCGAGGCTGGCCGGGTCGATGTGCCAGGCACCGCCCGCGTCCTTCACGGCCACGAGGCGACCCTCGTCGATGAGCTGGATCACGCGACGCTTCGACACGGCGAGCCTCTCTGCAGCCTGTTGGGTGGTGGGCCAACGCCACGATGCGGCCGACGCCGGCTCGCGTACAGCGGCCGGCGGAAGTCGGCTACCGCCAACGGAAATCGCGGCAGCCTGGTCGAGGGCACCCCGAAGTTCGCGGACCACCTCGTCCGCGCCCGTTGGTGCACCGCCACCTCGAGCCGCACTGGCCCTGTAGAACGCCCCGATCACGCGCACGACCAGCTCCGCGAACTCGGCGTCGACGAGGAGTTCGTCGCGGCCCACGATGGGCGATACGGGACGCCGGCTCACGACGTCCGCCGCCCAGAGGCAGGCAACATGCAGAGCACGGCCGACCGGATGTTGAGCACGGCCCTGACGGGGTGCACGCGTGCGCCGGGCTGAGCACGGTCGGCAGGTTGAGCACCGCCACGGCGGTGTGCAGGGTGTAGGCCGGTTGAGCACCGGCTGGCCGGGTGTGTCTGCGGTGGTGTGGCGGTCATCGGGTCACCGCCGTCGCGGTGCGGACGCCCTGGACGTCGGTGATGGTGGCGACTGCGGTCACGTGGCTGCACCGGACCGTGCGGGTCGCGCAGTTACAGCGCCAGCCGCCCTGCGCCGTCCACGTCACCGCGTAGGGCGCGGGGGCGCTCCCGGTCACCTCGGCGCGGACCAGCAGCCCGGGCCGGACCTCGACCACGACGGCGGCGCCGTCACGCAGGTAGCACCGCGCCTTGATGTCCACCCTCTCGCTCATCGGCACACCACCGAAGAGGAGCTTCTGTCGACAGGGCGAGACGCGCCGACGTCGACCGCGGTGCGGTGGACCAGTCCGACGGCCTCGACGGCGCGGACCCGCTGTCCACGCCGCACAACCGCACACGCCGCCGAGGCAGCACCGCCCGGCGGGGCGTCACCGTCGGCCGGGCCGGGACGACCTGCGGTGCAGGCGAGGTCAGCGACAAGATCCGCCAGCACGCGCCACACCTTCCGATGCGGATCAGCGGGATCGGCGGCCTGACGGCCGATCAGGTCGAACACCGGCCTCGCGTCATCGACCGCCTCCGCGTGCCGCACAGCAGTCGCGAGACGTCGCTGCACCACAGGCCGCTCTTGGGGATAGCCCGCCAGCACCTCGGCCAACGCCGACGTCAGCCGGAACAGGGGCAGCTCGCCGGCCGTCACGATGCCACCTCGAGGTCTCCGCGGTTGTACGCGTTGCGGGTGACGGGGACGAGCTGCTCCCTGGTCGCTTCGCGGGCCAGGTCTGGCCCGAACGTCTCGGCGTAGAGGCGTCTTCCCGCCGTGAGGATCAGCCGGTCTTGCTCGGAGCGTTCGAGATCATCGAACGAGATCCGTGCGGCGAGCGTTTCAGGCGACGCCGCCGACGAGCGCAGCGAGTCGCGGCCTCTTCCGTTGACAACTTCACTGGCTTCTTCACTGGCTACTTCAAGGACTACTTCGGGGTCACCACGTGACCCCCTGGGCATCACCACGTGACCCCCTGGGGGTCCTGACGTGATCCCCTGGGCATCACCACGTGACCCCCTGGGGGTCCTGACTTGATCCCCTGCCTCGGTCCGTGGGACCGCGCTCTCGGGTGCCGACTCACCTTCCGCGGTGTGCTGGCTGCAGCATGGCTCGCCTCGTGGCGGCTCGCGCCGACAGGGTCGGCCGGACCTGGTTGGCGCATCGCACCTCGGTCGTTCGTGAGCGGGTGGCGAAGGCCGCCGCCACGGCATCGCGAGGCGGACGAGGCCGAGCGCCTGGAGTCGGAGCAGTTCGTCGTCATCGAGGTCGAGTTCGCTTGCATCCTGACCATCGACCTCGACACGCGCCTCGGCCGGCAGATCCAGCCAGTAGCGGTTGCTCGTCTGTCGACCCTTCGCGTCGCGCCGGGCCCCGATCGTGAGCCAGCCGTTGGCTTCCAGGAGCCGCACTGCGGCTCGGGCGCGATGCTTGGACAAGCCGGTCAGTCGGGCGATGCCGGCGGTGCTGAGCCAGCAGTTGCCCTTCGAGCCGGCGACGTCAGCCAAGATCGCCGCGACCAGCCGTGTGGGCCAGTCGACTTCGGTCGCCAGCAGGGCTCGCCACCACAGCCGCGACCCGAGCAGTCCACCCTGCGCGTCGTCGAGCTCGAGTTGCGGGGCGGTGAAGAGCTGCTCCATCCATGTCGGCACGTCCAGTTGGGCGCCTCGCATCAGCCCACCTCCCGCGGACATGCCGGGATGGCTTCACCGATCCGCCGACCATGGCGGGATACAATCGTCGTTGGCCTGCCAGCCATGATGATCGCTCTGGACGCCGCCCTGTTCCCAACGGGGCGGCGTTCGTGTTCACGCACTTGCATGGGCCGCCCGCCTTCCCCCCGCAAGCAGCGAGCGGTCTGCCGGTGAGGCCAGCAGCAATGCGGCAGCGGCAGAGACCGCCTCGGGGGCTTCGATCGATGCGGGCAGCCCTTGCTCGGCCCGCTCAGCGGCGACGCGGGCGCGGATCTCGTCGACCTCGCTCATGCGCGCACCGCCTCAGCAGCCGCGGCGGCGGCGTCGACGTGCACTGTCGTCAGCCAGGCGTCGATTTCGTCAGGATCGAACTTGTAGAGCGCGCCGATCCGGTAGTGGGGGATGCGGCGCTCTCGAGCGAGCTTGCGGATGTGCTGTTCGTTCGTACCGAGCCGCGCGGCGACATCGGCGACGTTGAGGGTCGGGCGCATGGTGGCCTCCCTGGTCTACCGGGAGGCTCGCAGCGCACTGAGCAGCCCCCCGGACCTGGATCGATCCGGTGGCCACCCGACGGGGAAAGTCGTCGGGCTCTCAGGCGTGTCGCCCTCGACGAGGTCGTGGCCTGGCTCATCGGCCTGGCTCGCTCGGGTCTACCTCGCCGGCACCTTCAACCCTGGCGGCTTCGGAGCGCGAGGCTCCGGATGGCGGTCCGGTAGACGACGGGGACTGTATCCGCATCCGTTGCGCTATCCACGCAACCTGCGCGCGTCAATCGTCGTAGGGCGGGTTGACGCCCAAGCGGCGTTCGCGCTCAGCCAGCAGCAGCACTGCGGTGACCTCGTCGACGGCCTCAGCGGCCTCGATCTGCTCGGGCAGACCTTGACGCCGGCGGTCTGCACGAACCTCGTCGCGGATGCGGCGGACCTCGTCCTCTTGCACTCCTGGGCTCCCGAACGCCCACCGTGGGCGCCGGGTGCGCCAGGACGTTCAGGTCATCCGTCTGGCGCGCCGGAGATTTCTGCCCTCAGAACCGGGGGTACCGCCTCAGTAGCGCCAGACCATCTCGATGCGCGTCGGTGACCAGCGTCGCCCGACCGATGGGTCCCAGGACCTGATGACGACCCTCTCCACGACGGCAGAGATGAGCGCCCTTCGCTTGCCGACACCGGCCGCCTCCCACCACTCGCTGAGCGCCTTGAAGTCGCCGACGGGAAGGTCTCGCTCAGACGCGATCGTCGCGTCGGCCAACGTCTGTCGAGCTCCCCCGATGAGCTCTTCGAGCTTCTGCTTCATCGCGGTGTAGGTGCCTCGGGGCAGCTCCCCGAGGTAGTAGTCGTCGGCGAGTTGCTCGAGCTTGCTCTCCCAGGTGCGAAGCTGCTCGGTCACCGCGACGAGGTCGACGTCGTCCGAACTCGCAAGACGCTGGGCAAGCGCAGCCGAGTCGGCAAGGGCCACCAGCACACGATCGCGCACCTCGGCATCGGTCGGTTCAGACGAGATGCTCAGACGGCCACAGCCTCCGCCGTTCCCGGTCTTCTTGCAGATGTACCGGGGGACGCCGCGGCGGACATTGCCGGTGAGCTTGGTGCCGCAGAGATCGCACACGAGCACGCCCGTCAGAAGCCGGCGGGGGGCGCGGCCACGCCCGCGCTTGCGGCTCTTGAAGATCCCCGCCAGTGCCTCGTGCGTCGCACGCTCGAGGATCGGCTCCCAGCGTCCTTTGGCGACGACCTCGCCGTTGTAGGACTTCAGCCCGGCGAAGATGGGGTTGACCATCAGCTCGCGAACGCGTGAGTGGTCCCAGCGCATGTTGTTGCAGGTGATGCCGCGGTCGTTCAAGTCTGCGGCGATGGACAACGAAGTCTCCCCGGCGAGGACCCGACGGGCGATCTCGCGGACGATCTCGGCTTCTTCGTCGATGACGACGAGCCCGCCGGGCTGACAGTCACCGGCTGCGATCTCCTCCTCGGTCGGTCGCCGGTAGCCGTAGGGCTTGCGGCCGCCGAGCCAGCGGCCCTGCATCGCGCGCTGCTCGAGCGCCTTGCGGGTGCGGTAGCTCTTCACCGCCGACTCATGCTGCGAGAACAGCGCGCCGATCCCGGACATGAACTGGTCGTCGACGTCGCCGAGGTCATAGCTCCGGCCGGACGTGAACTGCACCTTGGTCACGCCGTACTTGGCGAGCATCTGGCTGACCTGGCGTTCTTCGACGACATCGCGCCACAGCCGGTCATCACGGAACGCGATCACGACGTCGACGGTCTCGTCCATGCAGTAGGCGAGGAGCCGCTTCCAAGCCGGTCGATCCTTGCCCTTCCACGCCGACACCGAGTTGTCGGTGAAGATCTCCAGGAGCCGGTAGCCCTCCTTGTCGGCGAGAGCGGTGCAGGCATCGGCCTGGCGTTGCACGCCCAGGCCCTCATCGTCACCAGTACCGCGATCGTCGGAGATCCGCGTGTACGCGACTGCTCGTAGCTGCTTTGCTGTCACGGTGCGGCCTCCGTACCCTTGGTGACCCAAAGCATACATCGGCTTCGAATCCCGTCGGGGCTACTCGAGCGCTTCCGGGCCTGCCCGGGGAGCGCCAGCGCCGACCAGGGGTCGCCCGCAGCAACGGGCGGCCCCTGATCACGTTCGCGGCCGTCGGCCGGCGCGGACACGGCGGGCTACGCTGGGTGGTCACGTCCAGGCTCGCAAAGGAACTCCCAGGTGGCCACCAAGATCGAGG